CTTCGACCCCGGTGAGGGTCGTGCGGATGACGGTCCCGACGGCCTTCGTCGAGATGTGATCGGCCGCGTGCACGAGCGCGGGCCCGCCGAGCTTCTTCGCCGGCCACGCCTTGCCGTCCGGGTCCTGCCCGGCTCGCACGGTCGTCTTGATCGCCTCGTCGACGAGGGGCGCGGCCGCGGCCGCGGCATCCCGCGGGAGGTCCGCGAGCCGGCGCAAGGTCGCGATCATGTCGTCGAGGGCCGCGGCGGACATCACTGCCCCCCGTAGGTGCCGGAGCCGCAGAGGTCCTCGCGCCGGCCTTCGCGCTCCTGACGGTCCGCGGAGACGTACGGAGACGCCTCCGAGTAGGAGAGCGGGCCGCCGTGCGCGATGCCGCTTCCGTCACTGCCATCGGTCGCGGGAAGTCCGAAGAGCGAGTCCTTCGAGCTCGCCGCTTCTTTGATGTCGGCCTGAGCTTGGTCGAACCGCGCTTGCATCCGGACCATGGCCGAATCGTCGGCATTGTAGCCGCGCATGTTCATGAGCGACGGCGTCGAGAGGTCGACGAGCCACCGGAGCACCACGCGAGGGATCGTCCCCGTGAACGGCGTCCCGTATCGCTTGTCCAGGCGCGAATCGATGTACTCGCTCCAATCGGTGAGCACCTCGATCGTCACGCCGGCGCGTTGCGTCTCGAGCCCGTCCACGTCCTCGGGACGCATGAACTCCACGCGCTGCTTGAACTCAGCGAGCGAGAGGTAAGGCGTCGAGGCCATGGCGGTTCTCCGGAGCGCGTGAGCCGCGCCGGACTAGGCCGCCTTGCCTTGGAAGATCGCGAAGGGGTGTCCCGGGTTGATCGAGTAGTAGCCGTCGTGCTGCCACTCGAGGACCTGGCTCCGACCGAGCACCGCGTCCACCCCCTCGCTCCCGCTCTCTCCGGAATAGGTCCGGAACGTGAACGGCTGGCGGTTGTTCATGAGGAACGCCCCGAGCTGCGTCTCGCCTGCCTCGCGGCAAACGATGTAGTAGGTCGTGTCGCTCCCCTGGACGGTGGTCTGCGAGTTCGGCGGCCCGAACGTGAACTTGCGATTGCCGTCGAGCTCCTTCGCTTCGACCGGCTCCATGAGGCGGTACTTCTTGAGGAACGCCTTCACGTCCGAAGAGCCCGCGCCGCTCGACGCCACTTGCGGAATAAAGTTCGCGTCGAGGAGCTGATTCACGCGCGGCGCCATGCGCGGCGGGTAGATCAGGTACTGCGGCTCGAGCATGCGGCAGTCTTGGCCATTGGGCTGCGAGACGCCGCCGGAGATGTACGCGAGCGCCTTGCCGAGATTCTGAAGGGCCGTGTCGATCGAGACGCTGTCGTCGATCGGGAGCGCACCGGTCGACGCCGCGCCCGTGAAGATGTTCGTGTACGTCCCGTTCCCCGGGATGTTCGGGTGATTCGGGTGCGCCGTGTTCCAGAAAGAGACGCCGTCGTAACCGGTCACGTTCGCGCCGTTGAGGATCAGCTCCGCGGTCGAACGCTGGGGGCGGTAGGCGGCATACTCGCCGGAGGCCTTCACCCAGCTAGCGACCGGGTCCATGCCCTTCGAAAGCATGTTGAGCCACTTCATCTTGGAGATGCGGAAGCCCTTGGCGAAGCGAGCGGGCGCGATCTCGAGCATCGCCGTCGAGAGCTCCTCGAAGTCCGTAGGACCGACCGACTCGCCGCCGTCCGCGGGCGTGGTCTGGTCGATGCCGGCCGTTTGAATGAGCCACTCGAAGCGCTCGCTCTTCGTGTCCGTGTTGTGGACCTTGACCAGCCGGTTCCACCACATCTGGTCGAGCAAGTGCATGTACGAGTCCTCGTAAAGGACCCGGTACCCCTTCTCGACACTGAAGAGGAACGAACCGGTGATGATGCCTTGGGCCATGGGAGGGTTTCCTTGTGCGCGAGCAGCTCGAGAGGGGCCTCAGCTCAGAAGGGGAACTCGACGCCGATCTGGCCGTCGCCGCGGACAATCCAGACGCGACCAGAGTGCGAATTGGAGCCCGCGGTCGTCGTGACCGTGTGGTCATCGGCGAAGTAGACGTTCGTCCCGAGGTTCGCGACGGTGACCGCGCCGCCGCCGGTGATCGAGTCCCAGTAGGAGAGCTGAATCTCCCTCGAGAAGATGACGCCGATGGGGACCGATGCGCTGCCCGCAGTGTTGTCAACGTCCTCGGAAAACCACCCGATCGGCGACAGCGTCGCGGTCCCGCCGACCATGCGATAGACGCCGCCGGGGTTGGCGGAGTCGAAGCACGCGACGCCGCCCGCGAACGCCTTCTGTCCGGCGGGGAGCGGCATCGAGCAGCTGGGGAGCGCGCCCGTGGGGGTCGTCGAGATGCGAGAAGCGAGGAGAGCGGCCATCGTTCGTTACCTTTCGATCGCGCCCTTGCGGCGCGAGCTCGCGTGTCAGTTCTTCGCCTTCGCGTCGTCGAGCTCTTTGACCCGCGCCCGAACGGCGCTCGGGTCGTAGACGGGGACCGAGAACTCGGTGCCGCGCAGCAGTCCAGCCTTTTGCGACTTGCCGCCGGCGTTCGCGACCTTATCGAGGATCGCGTGCTGCTCTTCGCTGAGCGGCTCACCCGCGCTGTCCTGCCTCTCGCCGCCGGTCGCCGTCGGCGTCGTCGCGTTCACGGTGGCGCGCACGCTGGACGTGACGCGCGGGAGAGCGTCGAGATGGGCCTGCAACTTGTCGACAGGGACGAACGCGAATACGGCCCGCTGCGCGTCGGACAGGTCCGGCCGCTTCGCCAAGATGGTGGCGCGCTGATCGGTCTCCGTCTTCCGCGCGTCCGCGGCTTCGCGCTGCGCCTTCCACACCTTGAGGTCCTGGACCTCCTTCGCGAGGGTGAGAGCGCTCGCCGCCATCGTCGCGGCGGCCTCGTCGCTCTTCTTCTTTTCCTCTGCGGCGACGGCGGCCTTCTTGGCCTCCTCGTCCTTTTTCTTCTTCTCGTCCTCTTCCGGGCTCTCCGCGGTCTCGCGCGTCTCGCCTTCGGTCGGCTTCTTCTCGTCGCCCCAACCCTCTTCGGCGGCCTTCCACGCGGCCTTGAAGGCCTTGCGCTCCGACTCGGACATCTTCGAGTAGCACTCCTTCGCGGACTGCTTCTTCTCGTCGTCCTTACCGAAGAACGCGGCGGCCATTTCTTTGTAGTCCATCGAATCCCTCGTTGCGGTGGCGGCCTGCAGGGTGGCGAGCTCCGTCACCGAATGGGTGGCGGGGTTGTTCGTGAGCGCGGTGTTGAGATAGGCGACGATCTCGTTCGTCTTCGGGTCCGTCTTGTAGGCGGGCGAGAAGTACCGCCACTCGGGCGGGTCCATCTCGAGGCCGCCGCGAACGGCCTCGGTCCACTTGACGTTGACGGCCCATAGCTCGGGACCCGACTCGGAGGGCCGCACCGCAAGCCCGTTCCAGCCGACGGCCTTGCGCGATTCGGGGGGCGCGATCTTGTCGAGGCTCAGATGATCGACGTCGATCGAGTAGAGGTTCCCTCGAATCTCCTGTTGCGCCATCAGGAGCCGCGCCGACTCCTCGGTGAAGACGTGCACGCCCATGTCCGTGGGATTGCCGCCTGCTCGCCAGATGCGAAACGCACTCGGAGCCCGCCCGACGCCCGCCCGTTCGACGCCATCTTCGCCGAAGGCGTAGGTCGCCGATGCGAAGACTTGGCGCGGGTCCACTGCGTATTTGCGAATCACGAACCTCGCGCGCGCGCGACTCGATCGATGGGCCCGGCGTGCGTTCGCAGCAGCCTTGCGCACCGTTGCGCAATCGCGTGTCGCCTTTGCACAACCGAGCGCAGCGGCGCTACGCTGACTCATGCGCGTTCGACCGAGCTCCCCCGTCGTCCTTCGTCTCGCAGCGGAGGCCTCCCGCGACCCTCGCAGCGTCGTCGCCGCCATCGATGGCGACGCGTCTCCGATGACCCGCGATTCCGTACTAGCGGCCGCGCGCCGCCTCGGGATGGCGCCGTCCGACCCAATCATGCTCGCGCTCCTCGCGGAGCCAGGCCCCGGCCAAGCGCGCGCCTCCTGATTCGCTTCGTGCGATAACTACGCCCATGGCGACCGCCGGCGAATCTCTCAAAAGCCTCGTCTCCGCCCTCCTCGGTATCTCGACGTTCCAGCCTCCGCCGATGCCTGGGCCCGCGCTCGGGGACAAGACGGTCGATACCGTGCGGGAGATGCTCGGCGGGATGCTTGAGTCGATCCCGCAAGTTCGACTCCGCTGGTACCCGCCCGACATCGAGAAGGCGCAGCGCGCGGCGGGCAACGGGGACATGACGCTCATCGGACAGCTCAACGAGTCGATGAAGCTCGATGGCGTCTTCCGCGGCCTCATGGACGCGCGCACGAGCGTCGTGAACTTCCCGAAGCGCTGGTACGGAGCTTCGGACGTCGTCTCGGTTCTAGAGTCGAAGAACGCGAGCGACCGCAACGTCTACGCCGAGATGGTCCCGAGCACGGAGGCCAAGCTCATGGCTGGCGACGAGCTCTCATGCGGCGTCGCGGTCGGCGAGATGGTGCCCGTCGAGGGACGGGACTTCCCCGTGCTCGTGCGCCGCTACCCGCAAAACCTGCTCTACATCTGGCAGCACAACACTTGGTACTACCGGTCGATCGCGGGCCTTTTGCCGATCACGCCCGGCATCCCGAACGACAAGGGCAATTCGTGGGTGCTCCACATTGGGGGCGGTCGTATCGCGCCGTGGAACTCGGGACTCTGGAACACGCTCGGTCGCTCGTACATCAACAAGACGCAAACGATCTTCGCGCGTCAGTCGTACGAGATGAAGCACGCGCACCCGGCCCGGGTTGCGACCGCGCCTCTCGGCGCGAACGAGGAGGAGCGCAAGGGGATGCTGGCCGCGCTCATTCGTTGGGCGCTCAATCCGGCCTTCGCGCTCCCGGTGGGCTGGGACCTCAAGCTCATCGAGGCCAAGGGCGAGGGCATCGCGGTCTACGAGCAGTCGATCAAGACGTACAACGAGGAGATGGCGACCGCGCTCTGCGGGTCCGCCGTGATGCTTCAGGGGACCGCCGGCTTCTCGAACATGGACGTCTTCCGCGTCGTCCAGACGGACCTCATCAAGACGACGGCCGAAGCGTGGGACCACACGGTCAATACGCAAATCCTTCCGGCCTTCATCGCGCGCCGGTGGGGGACAGACGCGCTACTCAACGCGACGACGATCGAGACGGATGTCGCTGCCCCGAAGGATCGGAAGGTCGAGGCCGACACTCTGGTCTCGCTCGCGAACGCGATCACCGGCCTCGTGACCGCGATCGCGTCCGCGCAGAAGGCCGCCGGCGTGAAGCACGCGGTCGCGCTCAACGTGGACGA